TAATGCTAACGATAGATTAAACAATTACCAAACTGGTGATCCTCATAGATCTTATAAATTGTATAGTAAATTTTATACAGAAGATAGACATGAAACCGAGGGGCAAATTCATCAAATTTTAGGGACTAAGTATAAACGCCAGAACGAGTGGTTTAATGCTAAACCTGAAGAAGTTGAATGGATTATCTCTCAATATTTTGGAGTAAGATATGAAGAAAGAAATGAAAGCACTGATTGACGGAGACGTATTAGTATACTGGTCAGCAAATTGGGGCCAGGCTAACTATTTCGATGTAATAAATAGTGGGGGTGAAGTACTAGATTCAAGAGAAAGCAAAAGATTTGCTCAAGACTCAGCAGATGACTTAATGGACTTTGGTAACGAAGAACTAACAGTTGAAGCTGGTGATATTCACTTAACTAAGTGGAAATCTTGTGCTGAGTTTATTGATAACTTTATCACAAAAATAGTACGAGAAGCACAATGTGAAACTTTTGAGATTCACTTATCAGGTTTTACTAACTTTAGAAAGGATATTAGTGTAACTAAGCCTTATAAAGGAAATAGAACATCTGAAAAGCCATACTATTATCAGAAGGTAAGAAATTACTTGACAGATAAATATGGCGCAGTTGTAAGTGTTAACGAGGAGGCTGATGATACATTAGCTATCGCTCAAAGCAAAGATCCCGATGGTACTTGTATATGTACCGTGGATAAAGACCTTTGGATGGTTCCTGGCAACAAATACAACTTTAGGAAAGAAGAGGCAAGCTATGTAACAGAGTTTGATGGTATGAGATCCATGCAATTTCAAATGTTAGCTGGAGATCCTGTGGATAATATCCAAGGTGTACCCAGAATAGGAAAGGTAACAGCTGAAAAATTATTAGCAGCTAACCCTGGAATCGATGATGCTTGGATTGCAATTGCTAAAGCCTACAAGAAAGCCTATGGAGAAGTTCACAAATGTGTAATGGTCGAAATGGGAAGACTACTCTGGATGAGAAGAGTAGAAAATGAAATGTGGAATCTTCCACAAATACTAAGAAAAGGAGAAATATAAATGGCAAATTTATTAGAAAATGTTGAACTAAGTTGGTGTTTCCTTGACCCTAAAAATCCTCAATTAAACTTTGAGAAAAAGCAGTGGTCAGCAACAGCTAACGTTGATAAGAAAATCGCTTCAGAGTTCAAGAAGAAAGGTTTAATTCGTTCTTTGCGACCTGTTGAGGATGCAGAAGGAAATGAGACTGGGCAATATAAGTTAACTTTCAAAGCTAATGCAGTAACTGCTGGTGGGAAAGGTCTTAAGTCTCCAGGTGTGTTTACTAAAGATGCAGCTGGTTTGATTGTTCCTTTGGTTGGTATAACTGTTGGTAATGGTTCTGTAGGAACTATTTCTTACGACACTTACGATTGGAAATATAATGGGACTAGTGGAACCTCTATGTCACTTAAGAATGTATTAGTTTCTGATTTAATACCTTATGAAGCTGATGCCCCTGCTGGTACAGAGTTTGGAACAGTTGAAAAGGGTGCAGAGTTTGTTGAGGCTTCACCATTCAAGGATGATTCACAATTAGATCTTGAAATTGATGCCGACGATGATTTTTAAGTAAGAACCCCTCGGTAGTTTTCTTGGAGGAGAAAGCTACTCGAAACACCAGGTAATACTGGTGTCATACGCTACCGTTGAAGGCGTATCTGAAGAGATAACGGAAATAAAATATAAAAGGAGACACGCATGAAAGAACAACCAGGCATATTTATTCGTCACGAGGCTTGTCCAGCTTGTGGATCGAATGATAACAGAGCCGTCTATGATAATGGGGATAAGTTTACTTATTTCTGTTTTGGATGCGAAGACTCTGGTTTTATAAAAGAAGAGGTAGCAACTAAACAAACAAAAACACAAGGAAGCGAATTTATGAATGCAAAAGAGACAATAGAAGAAATAAATGGCTTCCCAGTAAGAGGCTTTAAAGAAAGAAGAATTAAGAAAGCAATAACTGAGCTCTATGGTGTTAGAGTGGGTTACGATGAATCTGATGGTAAAACTATTCAGTTTCATTATTATCCAATTACTAACAAAGGTAAAGTTGTTGGTTTTGAAAAAAGAGAAGTAGTAGGCAAAAAGTTTACAGCTATTGGTTCAGTTAAGAATAGCGACGAGTTATTTGGTCAATCTAAGTTTCCACCTGGAAGCTCTAGAAAGATCGTAGTAACTGAAGGGGCTTTAGATGCTATGTCTGTTCAACAGTTGTACCAAAGTAAACAGCAAGAATGGCCAGTAGTATCGGTTATTAATGGTGCAGCAAATGCAAGAAAACAAATTCAAGCTAACTTAGAATACCTAAATAGCTTTGATGAGGTTGTCTTTATGTTTGATGCAGATGAACAAGGCTGTGACGGGGCAAAAGCCTGTGCTAAAATTATTCGTACGGGTAAAGCTAAAATAGCTGCACTTGGTAGACACGGAAAAGATGCTAACGATTACTTGAAAGCTGATAAGTTGTATGAGCTAGAAAAAGCTATTTGGAATGCTGAAGCTTATTCTCCTGCTGGAATTGTAAACTCTGCTGATACATGGGCATTGTTTAATGAAGACAGAAGAGAAGATTCTATACCATACCCAGATTGTTTTGGCGAAGTTAATAAAATGACTTATGGCAGAAGAACTGGTGAATTAACAATATTTACAGCTGGTACAGGAAGTGGCAAGTCTTCATTTGTTAGAGAAGATATATACCACGTTCTTCAAACAACAGATATACAAGTAGGCATTGTGTCTTTAGAAGAGTCTATTAGAGAAACACTTGATGGACTTATTGGATTACACTTAAACAAGCGTATAACTTTGCCGGATGTTGAATTCGACCGTGAAGGAAACGAAGGAAAAGATGCTTGGAAAGCGGTTGCTGGTAGTGGTAGATTAACTTTACTTGACCACCAGGGCTCAGTTAGTGATAATTCATTAATGGAAAAGATTGAGTTTATGGCTGCTAGTGGTTGCAAGTTTATATATTTAGATCATATAACCTTAGCTGTAAGTGAAGTTGATGGAAGCGTTAATGAATCTATGGACAAGTTAATGTCTGATTTATTGAAGTGCTGCAAAAGATTTGATGTTTGGATTGGCGTAGTTTCTCACCTAAGAAAGACCGGTGGTGGGGCTAAAACCTTTGAAGAAGGGGCTAATATAACTGAAGATGCACTTAAAGGTTCAGGTTCACTTAAACAAATTGCTTTTCAAATTATAGGCTTTAGCAGAAATAAGTATGAAGAAGATGAGTTTGAGAGACAACGGGTTAAGATCAGCGTGCTTAAGAATCGTTTTACAGGATTCACAGGTCCAGCTGGTAATGCAAGATTTGACAGTGATACAGGTAGATTAACTAATGTACCGGTAGAATTTAGTCAATTATAAATAAAAAGGAGATATAAATATGAATGAAAAACTTGTAGTTGATCTGGAGGCAAATGGCTTCCAGAATGATGTTACTAAACTATGGTGCATCAGCATGTTTAATATAGAGACAAAAGAGAAAGAAACTTTTACTGACCATAATGATAATTATAGAGGTATTGAAGAAGCTCTTAAGATTATGTCAACAGCAAAACAAATTATTGGACATAATTGGATTGCGTATGATCAGGTAGTGCTAGAGAAGTTACATAACTTTAAAACTAGTGCAACACTTGTTGATACGTTTCTAATGTCTCAATTATTAAACTTTAATCGTAGGCTAGGACGAACAAAAGGTAGACATAGCTTAGGGCAATGGGGAGAAGCTTTAGGGGTTCTTAAACCTGTTCAAGAGCAATGGAAAGTGTACGAGGATGCTATGCTTAATAGATGTGAAATGGACGTACAAATAAATGTTCGTGTTTACATACAATTAATGAAAGAGTTTAAGAACTCGGGTATTCCTAAGTCTGTTATTCAACGCGAATTTTCAATTGCTAAGATTAGTGCAGAACAAGTTAAGAATGGCTGGTTAATTGATGAAAGATTAGCTTTAAGACATGTGGCTTTTCTTAAGAAAGAAATTGAAATACTTAGAGAAAAGATTGAACCATCAATGCCTAAAATTGTTAAGTGCCCTGATGTTTGGGTTACTAATAAAGAATGCAATGAGATACTAAGCACTACAGGTATTAAGTATGATGCTGAGTTGAAAGAAGGGCAACGATTGAAAAAGCCTATTTTACCAAGATATACTAAAGCTGGGGTGTTACATTCAGCTCAAGTTAAATGGCTTGGTGAAGGGGTAGAGGTTTATGGGGCATATTGTAAAGTAGAATTTCACGATGCTAAGTTAACACAACATAGCGAAGTGAAGAAATTACTATTCAAGAATGGCTGGAAACCAACTGAGTGGAATACAAAGAGAACTGCTGAAGGAAGAATGATTAGAACTTCAGCTAAATTAACGGAGGATTCTTATGGGTCGATTAAAGGCAATCTTGGAAAAGACATTGCTCTTCACGCTACGTATCAGCATCGCCTTAACACTCTTCAAAATCAAAAGGAAGAGACGAAAGGCTGGCTAGGCTCAAGGCGTAAAGATGGCCGAATAGAATGTGTGCCATTTACTTTAGGAACCGCGACTGGAAGAATGAGTCACAAAAACTTAGTAAATGTGCCAGGGGCTAAAGCAACATTTGGGAAGGAGATGAGAGAAATCTTTATAGCTCCTCGTGATCGGGTTTTAGTTGGATGTGATTTAGCATCTGCACAGTTAAGGCTATTAGCCGCTGCTATGGGGGATAAAACATACTCAGAAACAGTTATTACTGGTAAAGAAGCCGAAGGTACCGATGTTCACACTGTAAACCAAAAAGCTGCTGGATTGAGAACTAGAGCACAAGCTAAGACTTTCATCTACGCCTTTTTATTTGGTGCAGGGGATACTAAGATTGGTTCTATTGTTGGTGGTAAAGCTAAAGATGGGAAGGAGCTTAAGGCAAAATTCCTAAAGAGTTTTCCTGCGTTAAGTAAGTTGCAGTCTAAACTAAGACTAGATTTTGAAAAATCTGGTGGTAAAGCTATTACTGCTCAAGACGGTAGGAAGATTCAAGTTGATTCACCTCATAAGCTACTTAACTATTTGCTACAAGGTAACGAAGCTATTCTTGCAAAAGAGTGGGCAAGTATATCTGCAAAGTTAATAGAAAAGAATAGCATTGATTGTAAATTATTAGCTATTATGCATGATGAGCAAAACTTTGAATGCTCTGCTGAAGATGCACCTAAACTAGCAACTGTGCTAGAGAAGGCTGCAACTATGGCAGGTGAGAAGTTAGGTTTTAATTGTAGAATGGATGGTACATCTAAAATAGGAGAAACTTGGTATGACATACACTAATGGAAAAGTTGATAATAGTGATGGCATTTATTGTGAAAGAGTAGATGGAGAAGTATTATGTATGAAATTCTCCGAGTACATGAAGAAA